ACAAGATGATAATATATATTGCAATGTATACCACAATCCATATAATCCTTTGCTCCGCTACCGTAGGTAGTAATGAGTAAAGCCACAGTAAAACTTATACGTGTCCCAAAAGGAGGCATTATGGCTACATTGGAAGAACAGATAGAGCTAGAGTATCAGATGGTTCAATCAGGTATCGACAGATACCACAAGCAGTTACAGGATTTGTTGGGAAAGGAGTTAGGGTCAAAGACTAAGCATGGTCGGACTATTATCAAAGGGATACTTGACCCAGTGCAGGAAGCTATAGAGGAACATTGTAAGGTAGATAAAAGGTACAACCGCAGTACATCCAAGAGTTTACTCAAGGACATGGATGCAGGTAAGGTAGCTTACTTAGCTTTAGTCTGTTTAGTAGATAGCCTAGCTAACAATGGTACGTTACTGAAAGTTTGTAGAACCATTGGCATTCAAATTGAAACACAAAAGAGATTGGATGCTTGGCTACAGATAGACAAGGAAGTAGCTAACAACATGATTAAGGAAGCTAACAAGAAATCAGATAAAGGGTTTCACCACAAGCGGTATGGTCTTGACCACAAGATTAAGAATGACGAGATTGATCTACCTACTTGGACAGGGCAGGAGAGGATCAACGTAGGTATCAAGCTTGTTGATCTAATCATTACTGCTACTGGCATTGTCAAACTAGAGAAGAAGATACAGAAAAGGAAAACCATTTACCACGTAGTACCAACAGCTGAAACAGAGGAGTGGATCAAGGCATTCAACGAGACCAATGAGGTAGCACTGCCTAGATACTGCCCCTGTATTATTGAACCAAAAGATTGGGATTCGTTCTGGGGTGGTGGTTACTACTCAGAACACATTAACAACTTACCATTTGTGAGGGTACACGCATGAGACAGTCAGCGCAGGATTACATCAATGCTCTTAAAGACCGTGATATGTCTCTGGAGTACCAGTGTGTTAACGCACTACAAAAAACACCGTGGCGTATTAATGAGTTTGTTGTAGATACCTTACGTCAGTGTTGGGACAGTGGTCAGTCTTGGGAAGGGTTGCCTCCAAGAGATAACTTAGCTTTACCTAAATATCCTTTTAGTAAAGAACCTAAGTATCTCAATGATGAGGAGACCGTGGTGTTCAAGGCGTTCAAGTCAGAACGTAACAAGATACACAGCTACAACAATAAGTCTATGTCTAAACGGATTCAGGTAGAGCGTACTATTCAACTTGCCGAACAGTATAAAGATATAGAGAAGATGTGGTATGTATGGCAGCTAGACTTTCGTGGTAGGAAGTATCCAGTTGAATCTTTCTTGTCACCACAGAATGCAGATTACAGTAAAGCACTCTTAGAG